AGAATTAATCCTGGTCTTAATGAACCACAAGACGAATTGATGTATAGGAATATGTCACCCATAGTAAATATGGAAATACCTATGGTCATTAAAAGTCCAGGAGGTATAAAGGGACTACACTATAGTTACAACACCGTAACGGGAATTAAAGGCATGTCTGATAGCGATGCTGAGTTGGTTCTCTCGGAGGTTAGAGAGGGACTCAAAAAATATGCCTGGGATTATTGGTACGAAAATGATGATGATCTTTTAGTGTTTGATAATACAATTATTCAGCATAGAAGACTCGGTGACACTACAAATAGATTAGCACTAAGATACGCTTTTGACTATACAGAATTGCAATCAGAACCATATCAACCATACTACCAAGAAGAGTATCGTCAGAGATATATTGATAGTCTTACGGAACTTGCAAGTTCACATAAACACAGCGAGATTCAGATACCATCTAAATAATTGGGTGAAGTAACACCTAGAAGAATGGCAACCTTTAGTCCAGCCAACGTAAATTTTTTATCCCCTGTTGGATTTAAATTCGTTATTGGTAGATGCCCTAACGTTGATTTCTTTTGTCAACGTGCAGCAATCCCAGAAGTAGAAATTGGATCTCGTCAAATCGTAACTCCAGTCAAAGAGTATGAGGTTCCTGGCGACAAGATGACCTTCTCGGATTTAAGATTGACATTCTTAGTTAATGAAAATCTTGACAACTACTACGAAATTTATAGGTGGTTGAAAGGATTATCTACACCAAAAGAGTTTCAACAGTTTGACAAGTACATGAAAACTGTTGATGAAGCAGGTAGAGATACTCAGTTTAGTAAGCAGTTTAGTGATGCAAGATTACTTATCTTGAACAGCAACTACAATCCAATCTCTATAGTAAATTTTCAACAAATTTTCCCAACAGCATTAACCACACTTGAGTTTGACGCATCTGCAACTGACATCAATTACTTTACAGCAGAGGTCAATTTCAAGTATACTTTATATGATATCACTGATGAAGACGGCGCTAAAGTATGAATCTTGAAACTTTGAATGACATGTGGGAGAAAGACTCACAACTAAACGATGAAAAACTAGATCATGACTCATTAGCGATCCCAAAATTACACGCTAAATATTTACGTATTTACAATTCTTTCTGTTCTCTTCGGGATCAGCAGGAGTTAACTGTAAAAACAGTCTACCGTGACAGGTGGGAATACTATACAGGGAAGTCGGAGAAACCATTCCATATCAAACTCCTCAAAACAGATGTACCCATATATCTGGAATCAGATGGAGAATATCAAAAGGCAGTCCTCAAGTTTAAGTATTTGAACCAGATGGTCGAATCAATTAAGACCATCCTCACGGCAATTAACAATCGTTCTTTTCACATCAAAAATGCGATTGAGTTTGCCAAGTTTTTGAAAGGTTATGAAATCTAGTGTCATTATTGAAAAGAAGAACGAAGTATACTTGAGGATTGCTGCAGAACCACACGTTTGCTACGAGTTAGCAGATGAGTTTACGTTTGAGGTGCCTCAAGCAAAGTTCATGTCTGCTTACAAGAAAAGGTTCTGGGATGGCAAAATTAAGTTATTCTCCCCAGGTACGGGCGAGATTTATGTTGGTCTTCTCCCTTATGTTACTTCGTTCTGCGAAGAAAGAGGGTACGAATACGTATATCGGGACAACGAATTTTACGGACTTCCATCAGAAGTGGATGAGTTCGTTACACCAGAAGGGATCGGAGACTTCATAAAGTCACTGAACTTACCCTTCAAACCGAGAGACTATCAGTACAAAGGAATATACGAAGCGCTAAGAAACAAGCGAAAACTATTACTATCGCCAACAGGTTCAGGCAAGTCATTGATGATCTATGCCCTGACTAGATTCTTTGAGGCGAAAGATCTAAAGACTCTGATTGTGGTTCCTACTACATCATTGGTCGAACAAATGCATAAAGACTTTGAGGACTATGGTTGGAATGCTAAGCACCACTGCCACAAAGTATACGGTGGAAACTCACCGATGTCAAAAAAAGATGTAGTGATTACCACCTGGCAATCTATCTACAAACTGCCAAAGAATTATTTCAATGACTTTGGTGCAGTCATAGGTGACGAGGCACATCTCTTCAAAGCAAAGTCACTTACCAACATCATGAATAAGCTCTATGACTGTAAGTATAGAGTTGGATTCACTGGCACATTAGACGGCACCGAAACAAATCGCCTGGTTCTCGAAGGTGTATTTGGTATGGTTGATAAAGTAACAAAGACAGAGAAGTTAATTAGAGATGGTCACCTGTCTGAGTTTGAAATTAAAGTTTTGATTCTTAAGCATGACAAGATTTCTTTTGATTCCTATCAAGATGAGATTGATTACATAGTTGAATGTGAGCCACGTAACAAGTTTATTAGAAACTTAGTGTGTGATCTAGAAGGTAATACTCTGGTGTTGTTTAATTATGTCGAGCGTCATGGTATGCCATTGTTCGATATCATAAATACTAGAGTGAGGGACGAACGTCCAGTCTTTCTAGTACACGGTGGAGTAGAGGTCGAAGACCGCGAACGCATTAGGCAAATCGCAGAGACCACATCCGACGCAATTATCGTTGCATCATACGGAACTTTCAGTACAGGCATCAACATTAGAAATCTGCACAATGTTGTTTTTGCATCACCATCAAAATCAAGAGTGAGGAACTTGCAGTCGATCGGGCGCGTTCTCAGAAGGGGTGATAACAAAAAGAAAGCAGTTCTCTATGATATTGCAGATGACATATCCAACGGTAGCAAAAGGAACTATACACTAAATCATTTAGTAGAAAGAGTAAAAGTATATAATGAAGAAAACTTTAATTATGAATTCATTGATGTCCGCATTAGGAACAAATAAAATGCCCGAAGAAAATGATTTTCTGGGTGCTATCAAATTAATCACTGGAGAAGAACTTTTAGCAAAAGTCACGCACGTTTTTGATGAGGATGGTGACTACATTATTGTAGAGAATCCCATTGAAGTTGAAGAGGTGACTCTTGGAAAAAAGCAAGGTGCAAAGATAGGACCATGGATGAAGTTCTCTAACGAGAGCACATTCGTCATTCCAAAAGAAAAGATTATTACTGTAGTTGAGTGTGGTCCCGAGGTAGCAATCTTCTACGCTCTATCGCTCCGTAAACTACATAGAAACCTAGACCAACTGAATACTGCAGGTTCAACGGACCTTGGTAGGATAGGTTCTGTAGATGAATGTAGAGATCTCTTAGAGAAGCTATTTAAAGCTAATTAATCTTTGAACCCTCCACAGGGTTATTGTACAGAGATTACAGAGGTCTGTCAAGCCCTTGACTATTGAGTAGTTATTTGATACACTTATGTCAACGATCAAAGACGTATGAATGGCAAAGAGAAAGACACAATCAGAGCATTACGTTAACAACAAAGAGTTTCTAATCGCTCTAGTTGAATTCAAACATCAATGCAAAGTTGCGAAAGAGAAGGGTGAAAAGCGTCCTCCCATCAGCAACTACATTGGTGAGTGCTTTCTCAAAATCGCAACTCATCTCTCATACAAACCTAATTTTGTAAACTACATGTTTAGGGAAGATATGATTTGTGATGGTATTGAAAACTGCGTTCAGTATATTGAGAACTTCAATCCAGAAAAATCTAGTAATCCATTTGCATATTTTACACAGATTATCTACTACGCATTCTTGAGAAGAATCCAGAAAGAGAAGAGACAATTAGAGATTAAAAATAAGATTCTTCTTAAGTCTGGATACGAGCAAGTATTCCATTCTGACGATAATGATTCGTCCTCAGATTACAATACTATTAAAGAAAACGTAGAGATTAGGATTAATGGTTGACACAGAAACTAAACCAAAAGCACAACTCTCCAGTTCTTTTGGTGGCACTATTGAAAAGAACATCCCCGAAGATGTAGAGTGGATTGATGATAGTTTCTATATTAAAGAAACGCGATTCGGTCTGTACACCAGCATCCTGAATGAACCACTGGGTCAGCATTTTATTACAGGTGCTACTTATGACGGAGTTTTTACTGTGACCCGTTGGCATCTGAAAGCATTGCAAGAAGGAAATCTTGACGAGTATACTCGTGTTATCAATGATGGATTTGTTGGCGGCAAGTTGTAATGTATCCTATCACTGTTGTTGATGATTTCTTTTCTGAACCAGATAAGATTGTAGATTATGCTATGCAACAGGAGTTCTTCCCTAGTGAGAACGGACGTTGGCCAGGTAAAAGATCTAAGTTTCTCTGGGAACTTGATAGAACTCTGTATGATGATATCTGTGTAAAAATTATTTCATTATTCCATCCAGAGTTGCCTGAACGGTGGGATTTTGAAATGCAATTTCAATTGATATCTCCATACTCAGAACATCAATACGATCCAAAAAATCGCGGGTGGATTCATGTTGATAAGGGTAATACTAAATTTGGTGGAATCATCTATCTTAATAAACATCCAGAAAAAGATACTGGTACTTGTATATACAAAGCAAAGAACGGATGGTCTAGTCAGATCTATAAGTCTTTAGAAATAAAACAAAAACATTATACAGGAGAAGAAGTATCTGATGAAGAGTATGAGCGTTGGATGTATGAATTGAATTCTCAGTACGAGGAGACACTGGTCATCAAAAACGTGTATAATAGAATGGCACTGTTCAATTGTAATACTTGGCATGGTGTCCAAACCTTTGGTAAAAATCAAGACAGACTTACGATCTCATTCTTCTGCAGAGATCTTCCTAGACTACAACCTCCTTACTATAGATAATGAAAGTTGCAATTATTACTGATCAACACTTTGGTGCAAGAAAGTCTTCTCGTGTTTTTCATGAGTTCTTTCTCAAGTTTTATAATAAAGTTTTCTTTCCAACTCTAAAGAAAGAAAAGATCACCACGGTATTTGATCTTGGGGATACGTTTGATAACCGTAGGCAGATTGATCTGTGGGCAGCAAAGTGGGCAAGAGAAAATTATTACGATCGTCTGCGTGACATGAACGTAGAGGTCCATGCTGTTGTTGGTAATCATACTGCATACTTTAAGGACACCAATAGCATCAATACTCTTGACAACCTGCTCGGAGAATATGAGAATGTCCATACATATTCCGAAGCTACAGAAGTAACTATCGGTGGGTTACCTATTCTTTTTATTCCTTGGATCAACAATGAAAATTCTGAGACCACTTATAAACTTATTAAAAATACAGATTGCGACTACGCGATGGGGCACCTTGAGCTCAACGGATTTGAAGCTCATCGTGGATACCTCATGGAGCACGGTGCTGAGAGCAAACGCTATAAGAAGTTCACTAAAGTTCTATCAGGTCATTACCATCACAGATCTTCCAGAGGAAACATCCATTACCTAGGTAATCCTTATCAGATTTATTGGAACGACTATAGAGACACTCGTGGGTTCCATATCTTTGATACTGAAACTGGTGATCTCAAATTTATTAAGAATCCATTTGAGATCTATGAAAAAATTTACTATGATGAAACTAAGTTAAATAGTTCTACATTTGATTACGCACAATACAACAATACAATTGTAAAGATTGTAGTTGAGAAGAAAACAGACTCTCACAAGTTTGACTTCTTCCTCAGTCAACTTTATGCCGCTGGTGTGCATGAAGTCAAGGTTATTGAAGATCCTTCTTTTGAGTCTGATTTAGAAGAAGAGATTGATATTGACAGTGAAGACACACTAACACTCTTAGAGAGATACGTTGATGATCTTGGGCATGAAGACAAACCTGGCGTTAAAACTATTCTCAAATCACTTTACGTAGAAGCATTGGAGCTAGTATGATGTTCGTCTTATCCATCAGGGGAAAGGAAGAGGAGGGAGCTTACGCTGTCACTGATGACGTAGGGGAAAAAGTCATCTACCTTTTCCTTGACAAAGACGATGCAGTACGCTATGCTGGACTTCTGGAAGCAGATGATTTTCCAGAAATGTCAGTAGTAGAAGTGGAAGATCGTAATGCTATGCAAGCCTGCGAGCAGCACGGTCACCCATATTATATTGTCACTCCAGATGATATAGTAATACCTCCTAGAGAAGATTAAATTTTTGTCCGTTTGTTATGATTCATTTCAAGAATGTCCGCTGGAAAAATTTCCTCTCTACTGGAAATGCTTTTTCCGAGATGTGCCTTGATTGTAACCACTCTACACTGATCGTTGGTACGAATGGAGCGGGTAAATCTACTGTACTAGATGCTATCTGTTTTGCTTTGTTCAACAAACCTTTTCGTAAAATTACCAAAGGGCAATTAGTCAATGCGGTAAATGAAAAGGAAACTCTGGTTGAGATTGAATTTAATATTGGTTCCCGCGAATATCTAATTCGTCGTGGCATCAAACCTAATGTCTTTGAGATTCATCTCAATGGCAACATGCTCAACCAAGAAGCGTCTGCTGCTGAACAGCAGAAGTCATTGGAACAAAATATTCTGAAACTGAACTACAAGTCATTCACTCAGGTGGTTATCTTAGGATCATCCACGTTTGTTCCTTTTATGCAGCTCAGTCCTCCGCATCGCAGAGAAGTCATTGAAGACTTGCTTGACATCAAAATTTTCTCTACGATGAATCTCATCCTCAAAGATCGAGTCAAAACTCTAAAGGAGCAGATTCGTGATCTTGAATATAAGATGGAAATTACTAAGGAGAAAGTTCAGATGCAACAGAGGTTTATTCATGACCTCAAAACTCAGTCTAAAGAAAACAACGTACAACGTCACACTGAGATCCGTAAACTCCAGGATGAGATTGTTCTCACCCAAAAAGAGAATGAAGGTAATCTAGTTACGTGTTCTTCGTTGCAGACTGATCTAGAAAAATATGATAGCGTGGATGATGAGCATAATAAACTCAGAATCTACGAATCTAAGTTCGCTGATAAATTTAAAAAACTCAGGAGCGATTACAAATTCTTTGAAAAGAATGATACATGCCCTACTTGTAAGCAAAGTATTGACGAAGAACTTAGAACTACTAAGAAGACTTCTATTACATCTTCCATCTCTGAACTAGAGAACGCTAGCAGTGAGTTGAATGGCAAACTGCAGAAGATCAAAGAAGACCTCCAATCAAAGAAAGACTTGCTTTCGCAACTGCAAGAACTTAATGCACAGATGATTTCTAACAATAAAGAAATTTCTTGGAAGGAACAGTCTATCAAAAAGTTGAATGATCAGATTGCAAAGCAAGAGGGTGGCGGGGCAAACCTAAAACGTGAGCAAGAAAAATTAAAAGAACTTGCCAAAGAAGGTGTAAGTATTGAGAAATACATGTCAACTTCTAAGCACGATCGTGACAATCACGACGTTGTGGTAAACATGTTGAAAGATACTGGTATC